AACTTGGTACCGTAGTTGGAGAAGAACGGAATGTTCATGGACTTGTAGATCTTGATACCGGCGATCTCCACAATGCCCTGTCCGCTTTGCAGACCGGTGCCTTGTGCGTCACGGTTAATCAGACCGTTGTTACCGACCTCTTGGATCAGTGCATAGTATTGACGAGGGTTCAGAATACCCACACGTCCATCCTGAGATACACCCTTTTCGTCCATCGCAGCAGCGGCGTCGAAGAAGGCGGTCGTCAGTTTCTGAGCGTTGTAAGCATCAGAAGCGTTGGTGCTGGTGCCCACACGAATCTGGGTACCACCGGGCTCAACGAAGTTGGACTTAGTGATCGGAGATGCAGCACGTGCGCCACGGGTGACGGCACGGAAGATCAGGCGATCATACTTTTCAGCGAGTGCATAGCCGATCTTCTTAGAGATCTCGCCCCTCAATTCGTAATGCGCAAGTGTCTCGTCTAATTCGTAGACGAAAGCGGAGCTAATCAGAAGGTCATCAACAGTGATGGTCTTCTCGGCCACCGGGGGCGCACCGTCGGTGTTACCGAGGATAGCGTTTCCGGGGGTATGGTACTCAGCCGTGGTGCGACCGGTATAGATAAACTGAAGAGATTTTCCGTTCTTCAGAGTACGCTTCATGACGAGATCACGAGCGATCGCGTTATGCTGGAACCCTTTGAACATCTCTCCACTGAACAGCTTCAGATAAAGAGCGCGGGCGTCGCCCGTCGAGTTAGCTTGACCAGGCCGTGTAAGGCTAGTGGTCAAAGTAGAACTTTGATGTGCCATTATTATGGTTAGTTAAATA